GATTGGCACGGCAGATGGCGGGCTGACCATCCTCCTCCGCGACCTACTCGACGAAGCGAGACTCAAGGCGACGGACTTGTGGACCTGCGACCCATCCGTGCGAGAGCGGCCCCACTTGGTGCATCCCGGCATAATGTATTACGCCGTGGACGCGCTGAACTCGACGGTGTTGGAGTACCACGTGAAGTACGCCGAAGGCCCCGCGCTGGTCCTGTGCGATGGGGGCAACAAGCCAGCGGAGTTCAACAAGTACGCCAAGTTCCTGCGGTCAGGCGATGTGATTATGGCCCACGACTACGCTCCCGACCACGACACCTTTAAGAACGTGATGCAGAACCAGCATTGGAACTGGTGGGAAATCAATGACAATGACATCGCCACGGTTTGTCAGACGCACGACCTTGTGCCATTTATGCAAGAGGAGTTCCAGCGGGTCGCGTGGTGCTGTCGGAGGAAGGCGTGAAGCGGACACCGCTCAAGCGTAAGAAGCGCCTGACGAGCAACGCCAAGCCAAAGCCGCGTCAACGCATCAAGGCTAAACCGCGTAGCTCCGTGGAGTTCCAGCGGGTCTATGGCTCCAAGCGCCGGGTGGAGTTCGTGAAACGGATGGGGTGCTGTGTGTGCGGCAAGACGCCTTGCGAGAACGCGCACATCAAGTCGGGCGGAATGGGTCGCAAGGCGGACTACCGCGACATCATCCCGCTCTGCTCGGCCTGCCACCGGCTTCAGCACCAGCACGGCTGGAAGGCCCTCAAGCTCGACCAGCAGTTGCTCGAAGGGCTGGCCTATATGACGCAGGTGGCGTGGGCGACAAGGCCGAATGATTGACCTCGCCACGTTCTGCAAGGCGAAGGGGTTGCCGGTGCCGGTGGCGGAGTATCGGTTCCACCCGACCCGCAAGTGGCGGATGGACTGGGCGTGGCCCGAGCATCGCGTGGCGCTAGAGATTGATGGCGGCGTCTGGGTACATGGAGCGCACGGCAGAGGGACGGGCATTGTGCGGGACCAAGAGAAGGGGCGGGAGGCGGCGGCATTGGGCTGGCGCGTCCTGCGTTGTCAACCGAAGGAGTTGTTTACCGCGTCAGTCATTGACGCACTCACCCGCGCCCTCAAGTGGCGCATTACGGAGGAAGGATGACCGAAGGAACGATGTCGATTTCAGAAGCCGCCAAGATGCTCGGCCTCTCGCGTCAAGTCATTTTCGTCTGGGTCAAGCGCGGCAAGCTCCCGGCGGTCAAGTCTGAAGGCAAGCGCGGCGATTGGCGCATCACGCGGTCCTCGGTCGAGGGAATGCTTGGCTCACCCGAGCTTGCTGTCTCGCATCGCAAGCGTGGCCTGCTGATTGGCAAGCCAAAGAACCGGGCCGTTGCATATGCAACGGATATGCAAAGCGTTGGGGCGTAAGGGTTTAGGGGTCGCTATTGACAAACGGTGCCGGGGCTTTAATTTCTATCGTGTAGTTCAACCCCGACACAGGAGCAGACGATGACCAGCAAGGTTTACGAAGTTTCGATGAGTGACATCATCATTGAGGTATGGTTTGCGGCTGAACTAAAGTTGTGGGCGGGTTGTCTGGTTGAACACGACACACGCTATACGGTTGGCAAGCCGTGGTATGCGGTTTCACGCGACGAGTCGTTCGCGCAGGGCGGTCTGTATTGGTACGCGCACACGCAAGCGGCAAAGTTGTGCCAAGCAGAGACCGTCTAAACTACCCCGACACGGAGATTGACAATGACCGCAGGTTACATCGCTCGCGCTATGCTCAAGAAGCACGGCCTCCGCTTGGCTCGCGTCAAAATCGGCGCACGGGCCTTCCGCTACGAGTACGTCCTGCCCGCCATCAAAGGCGGCTATGACGCACACGACATCGCTCGCGCTACGCTTTGGCACTCTGTGAACCGCGCCCTCGACCGGGTACCCGAATGACGGAGTGGTATGTGATTGACAACGAGGGCAACGTCGTGCGTACGGTCTATGCTCGGACCAAGACCGACGCACGGCGGGTCGTTGGCGACCGCAGTACGGTCATTTCAGCCTTGTCGTGGAAGTACGATTACCACAAATGGAGGCCGGTACGGACGGTCGCCACGGATAAGGTGCAGGTGCAAGAGCGGACGGGCGGACCCAAGTTGTCTGCCGGATTGCTTGGCACGGCACACGCGGCACAGGCGCTTGGCATCACGGCTCGACGCTTACGGCATATCACCGAACGCCTCGCCATTCAGCCCGAGCGAGTTGCGTATGGGTCGCGGGAGATTTATGCCTATACAGCCGCGCAGGTCGAAGCGATTCGTCGGCGTATCACCTCATCTCTTGGAGGCACAGATGATTGAGACGGTCATCATTGCAGGCGTCGTTGGGTCGGCAGTCGGTATGCTCGTCGCCAAGCTCTACATTGCCAGCATCGTTGAGGACAAGCACACCGATTCTTACGAGGAAGGCTGGTCGCACGGTTACGATGTGGGCCTACAAGCCAACCGTCCCAAGCGGACGCGCAAGCTAAAGACGGACCTATGATAATTCGTTGCCCAGTCTGCGATGACGGACGCACGGACCTCGCCGCCATCAAGACCCATAACATCCTCTGCGCCGAGTTTGGCGAGCGGTCCTACCCGGCTCCGGTCCATGCGTAAGGCCCTCGACATCGCGGCGACCATCGCCCTGCTTGCCTGCACCATCCCGCTGGTTCTCTTGCTTGCTCTCACGCGCATCCCAGCGAACTACCTGAAGCGGAGGAACTATGGCAGGGGACTTTGACATCGGCCCAGCCGATTACGAGGCGGATATGAGTGACAACGGCAAGGGCGATACGCCACGGCCTATCGTCGTAGACCAAGAGACCTACAAGAAGAATTGGGAACAGACGTTCCCGAAGCCCCAAGAGACGCTGGGAGACCCCGAGGAGTGACAATCCGCGCCTCGGTCCTTATCGCCTCACACCGTCAGCAGTTCCTCCCGCGAGCGATTGCCTCGGTGTTCGCCCAGACCTTGCCCAAGCACGAACTTCAACTGCTCGTCAACTACTCGGCAGACCCCGCGCTGTTCCTCACCAACTGGAACGACCTTTGCTCGATTGCCAAAGGCGAGTACGTCTGCATCTTGGGCGACGATGACACGATGGAACCCGCGTATATCCAAACGTGTATATCGGCGCTTGACGCCTCGGGCGCGGACATCGCCTACACGAACGTGCAAGGCATTGACGCGCACGGCTACAAGACCGCCATCTACGAACCTCCCTCCCTCATCACCCTAGACACGATGCGCGGCGGCAACAAGATTTGGTCTAGCTCCATCGTCAAACGCGAATTATGGCAACGCATCGGCGGCTACGATATGCCTATCCCCTACGTCCACGACTACGACTTCTGGGTGCGATGCCTACAAGCCGGTGCCAAGACCGAGTACGTGCCAATCGTCGGCTGGAACCACTACGCGCACAACGAAGGCCGCGTCACTACGACCTCTGACAAAACCGAGGCGTGGGCCGCGTTTGACAGCAAGCATCCCGGCTTCCGATTGACGCGCTGACTCGTTATAGTAACTTTGATAATATGCCATTCCCGAAAGGACAGCCCAGACCGCCCGGTGCGGGACGCAAGAAGGGAACGCCCAACAAGGCGACCAAGACTATCCGTGAGGCGTGGATTGAGGCGTTCAACCTCGTCAACGAGCGCATCCCGTTGCATGAGTGGGGCGCGTCGAACCCCGAGAAGTTCTACCCGCTTGCCACGAAGCTCATCCCAATCGACGTGACCTCTGGCGACAAGCCGCTCGCCCCATCCTCTATCCGCGTGGAACTGGTAGCCGCCAATGCCGATGCCGACCCCGAATCCTGACGAGAGCAAGGACGATTTCATCGCTCGTTGCCTTGCCAACCCGACGATGAACGCGGACTACCCCGATAACGCGCAACGCTACGCCGTCTGCCAAGCGCAATGGTCAGAGGAGCGCGAGGGCAAGTTTAGCCCCGGCGTGTGACAGCCCTCCACGTTCCGACCCCCAAAGCGTTCGGCTTTCTCTACACGCCAACCCTCGGGGGCGTCCGCTACCGCGTGGCCTACGGCGGTCGAGGCTCTGCCAAGTCGTGGCAATATGCCCGCGCATTGCTTGTCCACGGCCTCTCCCAGCCGCTCCGCATCCTCTGTGCGCGTGAGTACCAAGCCAGCATCCGCGACTCGGTGCATCGGGTCTTGGCAGACCAAGTGACGCGGCTTGAGCTTGACAACTTCTACACGGTGCAGGAGTCCGCCATCTTGGGGGCCAATGGCACCGAGTTCTTGTTCAAGGGTCTCCGCCGCGACATCGCGCAGATTAAGTCCACGGAAGGCATTGACATCTGCTGGGTTGAGGAGGCCGAGGCGGTATCCGACTCAAGCTGGCGCACGCTCATCCCCACCATCCGCAAGGACAACTCCGAAATCTGGGTGACCTTCAACCCGGCGATGGAATCGGACTCGACCTACCAGCGGTTCATTGTCAAGTCGCCCGAGCGGTCGATTGTCCGCAAAGTCAGCTACACCGACAACCCGTGGTTCCCATCGGTGCTGAAGCAAGAGGCGGACGCTCTGCTCAAGGCGGACCCCGAGGCGCACGCGCACGTATGGGGCGGCAAGCCGTGGGCGCGGTCGGATGCGCAGGTGTTGGCAGGCAAGTGGCGGGTGATGGACTTTACGCCAGAGAAGGGTTGGCAGGGGCCGTACTTCGGCGCGGACTGGGGCTTCTCGCACGACCCGACCGTCCTCATCAAATGCTACACGCACGACAATCGGCTCTACCTCGACCACGAAGCGGGCGGTATCCAGTTGGATACAGATGCCCTGACTCGCGCCTTTGACAGCGTGCCTGAGTCTCGGGCCTTTGTCATCCGGGCGGACTCGGCGCGGCCCGAGACCATAGCCGAGATGAAGAAGCGCGGGTTCCGATGCGAGGGCGCACCCAAATGGTCGGGGTCCGTGCAAGACGGCATCCAGCACCTCCGCTCCTACACCGACATCGTAATCCACCCGCGTTGCAAGCGAGCCATCGAGGAAGCCCGGCTCTGGCGCTACAAGACCGACCCGCGCACCGACGAGGTATTGCCGCATCTAGTCTCTGGCAATGACCACGTGTGGGACGCCGTGCGGTATGCGTTAGCGCCCCTTATCAAGAAGGGGCCGTCCGTGTTTGTCGTATAAGGGGTTGCGCGGTTGCTTGCTTTCGCGTTAGTGTTGTGCGTGGCAGACTCCTAACGCGGGGCCATCATTTGTCCGAACGCAAGTCCTTACTGTTGCGCGTGAGCGATGCGCTACGCGCCTTGTCAGGGAGTGGTGAGTCCTCCCGCTCCATTATGCCGGTGACGTATCCGAACTTCCCCAACGGCATACAGCAGATGCAGTTGGTCCGTACAGCGGACCCGAGCGAGTACCGCCGCGATGGGCGGACTATCCGTGTGCAGGGCTTTAACGCCCATCCCGTCGTTCACGCTTGCATCCGGGTGGTCGCGGATATTATGGCCTCGGTGCCGCTGGTCGTGCTAAAGGAAAAGGGGAACTACGAGTCTCGCGTAGGCGATGACAACCCGCTCCAGAAGCTCCTCGACTACCCCGGCCCTCGGTTTACCGCTCGCCAGTTCCGCGCCAAGTTCGCCGTGGACTTCTTGGGCTACGGCAACGCGTTCTTCGTGATGGAGCGCCCGAGCGAGAACCGCCCGCCTGTGGCCCTGCGTCCGGTCAATGCCGAGTCGCTTCAGCAGGTCTGGATTGATACCGAGGGCGACCCGCGCCGGTACGACTACGCGAACTGGGCTGGCATCATCGTCAATGTGCTGACCGAGGATATGCTTCATTTCCGCGACTTGGAGATGGGGCGTCCGTTCGAGGCTGATGTGTTCGGCTATCCGCGTGGGGCAACGTCCATCGGCTCCATCTTGGCGGACAACGAGGCCACGCAATACGTGCGGCAGGTGGTGACCAACGACGGCACCCCGACGTTCGCGGTGATTATGTCGGACGAGGCCACGACCGAGGACGCGGTGGCGATGCAGGACCGCTACACGGCCCGCGTGGTGGACCGAGGCAAGCGCGGTGTCCCGGCCTTCTTCGGCGCGGTCAAGGACATCAAGCCGCTCGGCTTCACGCTGTCCGACTTGGAGTTCCCTGACCTCCGGCGCGTCTCGCGTGAGGACATCTGCGCGGCGTTCGGCGTGGACCCTCGGATGATTGGTATTGCCTCGGCGTCGAGCGACGGCGGACTGTCTGGCATCCAGTACGCGGAAGCTCGTGCGCGGCTCGTCCAGCACACCATCGAGCCGCTGTTCTCGGCTTTTGAGGACGAACTCAACCATTGGCTCGCGCCCGAGTTTGGCGATGTCTGGGTGACCTACGACCACGACATCTTGCGCGACCTCGTAGAGAACGACACCGAGACCTCGACCCGTGTGCGGGCCGAGTTCGACGCTGGGCTTCGCACGTGGGAGGAGAGCCGCCGAGCCATTAAGCTCTCGCCGCTCCCCGAGCCGACCGATAGCTTGCTCAAGGTGATGGGGCGCGACCTCATCCCTGCCGCCGTCGCGGTCATCGACCCGTCCGCTATTCTCGACGCTCCGCCCGCCACCGACAACGAGCCAGCCTCACCCGAGGCCCCGTCCAAGCCGACCACCGAGGTTGAGGTCGAGGAGGACGAGGAGGAAGAAGGCGAGTCGGAGGAGATGGAGGAGGAGGAAGCCGACGAGGAGGAGAGCGACGAGGACGAGGAGGAGGACGAGTCCCGCGCCGAGGAGGTCACGAACTTCCCCGAGGACGGCAACGACAAGAAGGTCACGCTCCGTAACTCGCAATACGCGTTGTTCCCCGTTGGCGAGGCCGAGGACTTGCAAGAGAACTTCCCCGAGATTTGGTCGAAAGGCGGCAACGTCAAGGGCAACGAACAGTTCCGCAAGCTCGCCCCGATTGCCAAGCGCGGCGGTGTCCCTGACGGCGAGGCCGAGGAGAACGCCATCCGGCTCCGTGAGGCGTGGGTCGCCCGGCATCGTGGAGACTTCCAGCTTGCCGGAGTCGTGGCGCAAATCAAGTGGCTCGCGGTCGGTGACCGAGGGCTGGACCATATGCGAAAGGTCATCCGCGAGGCAAAGGACGCGCTGAAGGACCGAAGCCAGCCCGATGATGAGATGATGCGGAAGCGGGCCATCTGGGAGCGAGCGAACGCCGAACTGGACCGCACCGAGCAGACCTACAAGGCGACGGCAGAAGCGCTGTTCCGTGCCGAGCGTCCGAAGGTCACCAAGTCCATCTCCACGGCCCAGAGCTTTGCGGAGGCCCGTGCGCGAGTCCGTGCGGCCTACACGCCCGGTGGCGACCTCGACGAGAACTGGCGCGAGTCCTTCACCCCGCTCGTCTCCAAGACCTACGCCTTTGGCGCGAAGGAAGTCGCTGGGGCTGGGGCATCCATTGCCGCTGATACGGTCGAGGCGGGGCTGACCGGGCGGTCGGTCCAGACCGTGCGCGAAGCGATTCGTAAGCGCACCGAGCGCCTGTCGCGGCTCATTGGCGACACGACCGCGAAGGAAGTCTTGGCGGTGATTGAGGCGTCGGAGCGTGGCGGGCTGACGGTCACGGAGACGTCCCGCCTTGTGGCCCGTGCGGTCTACGGCGAGGACAAGGTGACCACGCGGTCGGACGCGATTGCGCGGACGGAGGCGGCGGGGGCCTTGTCGCAGGGGTCGTGGGACCAAGCGAAGGAGATGGGCGACCTCTACCGCTCGAAGGAGTGGCTGGCGTTCAACGATGCCCGCACCACGCACGGCCCAGAGGGGTGCGCGGGCGAAGGCCGTATTCCGATTGACCAGCCGTTCCGCTCGAACGGCCTAATGTATCCGCTGGACCCGATGGGGTCGGCGTCCGAAGTCATCAACTGCCGCTGTGTGTTGGCATACAGCGACCTCCCAGCCTAACCCGAGTATTGACGAATGGCAGACCTCAAGATTTCGCAACTGACGGACGGCGGCGCGTCACAGGCCGCAGACGAGTACGTGGTGGCCCGCTCCGGAAGTAACTTCCGGATAGACGGCGCCAGCGTAGCGGCGGCGGCTACCTCGGTCGGCACCCTGACCTCGCTGACGGTGAGCGGCACGACTTCGTTGAGCAATCGCATCGGGTTTAGCGCCAGCGCCAATCTCACGGCGGCAGGTCAAATCGGGCGACAGGCGGGGACTGGTCTAACGCTCTGGCCTGTTGGCGGGACGACCTACGACTTCGTGATGTACAACGCGGCTGGTACGGCGAACGTGATGGCTGTGCCGACCGGAACGACGAACGCTGTGTTCGATGGCAACCTCATCGTGGACACCAACACGCTCTACGTCGATGCGGCGAACAACCGCGTGGGCGTGGGGACGGCGAGTCCGAGTGTTGGGCTAGATGTTTCTGGGGCATCTGGAACAACGGCGGCAACGATTCGTGCAATCAATACTGGGACTGCTGTAGGCGATTATGCCATTTATCAGTTGAAGCAGGGAACTGGTTCAACGTGGCAGATGTTTGTCGGTGCCAATAACGACACGTTGACGTTTGGGCGTGGGGGCGTTGGGGACTATCTCTACTTGAACAACAGCGGCAACCTCGGCCTCGGGGTGACGCCGAGTGCGTGGGCATCAACGTGGAAGGCGCTTGAGTTTAGCTCGGCTACGCTGGCCTCTCGCACGGATGCGCGGGCGTTGTGGTTAAATAACAACGCCTACTTTGACGGCACGAACTTCAAGTACAAGAATACCGCTATCGCGCAGGCGTATGTGCAGGGAACGTCTGGCGAACACGCGTGGTTTAACGCCCCCTCTGGCACCGCCGGGAACACCATCTCGTTCACTCAGGCGATGACGCTGGATGCGTCGGGGAACTTGGGGGTGGGGACGGCAAGTCCAAACTTGAGTGGTGGGTCATCTGGTGGTGTTGCGTTGACCCTGTCCGCATTTCAGAGCGGTCGCAATGCACTGCTCGAACTCAACGGCACTCGAACGAGTTCTGGTTTTTCGAGCTACATCCGATTCTTCAACAACGCCGCCGCGACGCCATTTGCCGACATTCAGGGATTGCGTGGCTCGTCCGATACGACTGGCGACTTGGCATTTGCCACCAGCGGCACCGAACGCGCACGCATCACGGCGGTGGGAACATTGAATGTCGGAACAAATCCTGATTCTGGAGCGGTAGGCGCATATCTTGCAGGATATAACGGATTTGCGGCACAAATAAGCAATAACCTGTTTTATAATTTCAGCGGCACAAATGCTACCGGGACACGCACTTTCTATGTTGAAGGTGACGGCGATGTCTACAACACCAACGGCACCTATGGCACCATCTCGGACATCAAGCACAAGCAGGATGTCATTGACGCGCCGAGTCAATGGGATGACCTGAAGGCTATCCGGTTCCGCAAGTTCCGTATGAAGTCGGATGTCGAGGCAAACCCCGATGCGCCGTATCTGCTCGGTGTCGTGGCGCAAGAGCTTGAGCAGACCTCGCCGGGGCTAATCGAACAGCATCCCGACTTCGAGGAACAAGAGGTCACGGACGAGGACGGCAACGTCACGACCGAGCGGGTGCAGGTCGGCACCACCAAGACCGTCAAGTCGTCCATCCTGCTGATGAAGGCGGCGGTAGCCTTGCAGGAAGCGATGGCCCGTATTGAGGCGCTGGAAGTCGAAGTCGCCGCGCTGAAGGGTGGCGCGTGATAGCGTGGCTCAAAGGCATCGGGCGGCAACTGCTTCGGGCCTTCGGGCTGGGCAAGCCGAACCCGCCGCTCAACTGGGGGCAGACCGTGTTCCCCGTCGAGGACCGTGCCAAGCTCGACGCCCTCTGGGTCGCCCAACACGCGATTGTCACGGGGCGGGGCGGGACGGCGGTTAATCATTCACCGGATGAATTGCGGTATGGGATATACGCCTACGACCGCTTCCCCGACGGCTCGACCCATTGGGGCAAGTACTGGAAGCACAGCCGGGTCATCGTGGTATTAAAACAGCACGAGGACAACACGGCCCTCTGGTCGCATGAAGTGCGGCATGACGTACTAGGCACCGAAGAACACCCCGCGTTATACTTCAACGGCAGTTCTCTCAACCTTCCTTGAGGCTTATGACAGAGACCCCGCAGAACGTCACTATCCCTGCCACGCTCGCCGTGGGCATCCTCAACTATATGCGTCAGCGTCCCTACGCCGAGGTTGCGGCTGGGGTACAGGCGCTTGAAGCGGTCCTAAACGAGCAACTGCCAAAGGCCGAACCGGAGTAACCGATGAAGTCCACGCGCTACCACCTGACCGAAGCCGCCCCACAAATCCGTGCCGAGTCTGACCTCCCGCCCGGTATCGCAGGGCGCGTGTCGGGCGTGGCGCTGACCTACGAGGTGGTGGACAGCTACCAGACGATGTTCGCCCGCGAGTCTGCCAAGCGAACCATCAACAACAAGGTCTCGGCCCGCAAGGTTCCGCTCCTGATGGACCACGAACGGACCAGCAAGGCGCACGTGGGCGTGGTCACGGAGATGCGGGAGATGGGCGATGCGGTCGTGATGACCGCCGACATCTTTGACACTGCCGACGGTCGGGCCGCGCTGGAGTACGTCAAGGCGGTATTGGCAAGCGGAGCCTCGACGGGGTTCAGCATCGGGTTTATCCCGCGAGCCTCGGAAATGGTCACCGTCAATGGCAAGCCGGTCGAGCGGTTCACCGAGATTGAACTGCGCGAGGTGAGCATTACGCCGATGCCTGCCGTGCCGGGGGCGGAGATTGCCTCGGCGCGTAATGAGGATATGGAGACCACCGACCCGGTGGCTCAACTGGAGGAGGAGGAGTCGCCCGAGCGCACGGACGATGAACTCCTGCTACTTGCCGCTCGTGCCGCGTTGGATGCGCTTTCCGACGAAGCACGGATGGCATTGCTGGACTCGTACAAGCCCACGCCTACCATGACCGAGACGGCTTCGTCTGACGCCCCTGTGGTGTTGGATACGCCCACCTCGACGGACAGCACGGCACGGTACGCCAAGATGGAGGACCGTATCAAGGCGGTGCGGTCATCGTTCGTCCTACCCAAGTAACGAGAGAACACGACAATGAAGGCCCCACTGGTTTCCAAGAACCGCGCCGCGAACGAGTTCCGCGAGCAGGCGCACAAGCTCCGTGCGGAGCTGATGGACCCGACCGCCAGCTTCACGGCGGAGGAAGTTGAGAAGCGCACCGCTGACATCCGTGCGCTTGAGATGCGGGCGCAGTCTGCCGCCGAGTTCACCGCTGATGCCGAGGTCGCCCGTCAGGGTGGCGACGAGGGCCTTGTGCGGATGGACGTCAGCGGTGCTGACCGCACCGAGTTTGCTGGGATGAAGGACGCGAGCGAGAAGGTCCGCTCGGTTCTCGTCAAGGCGTTCCCCTCCATCGGCTCGTATGTCCGCGCCGTGGCGAAGGGGCCGGCGAATGCGAAGGAGGCCGAGGCGCTTCGCACGGTCGATATGATGACCCGCACCATCACCGGCTCGACCAACGGTGGTGAGTTCCTCCTCCCGCTCTCGCAGGTTCCCGAGATTTTCTCGGTGAGCAATGCCCAGCCGGGTCTGTTCCAGTACGCCCGCCGCTACAACGTGCCGGGCCGTTCGCTCCGTATCCCGTACCTCCTGCAGGACGAGGGGACTTCGACCCTTAACCGCCCGATGGCGGGTAAGATTGCGAACGTCACCATCGTTGGCGAAGGCGCGACCAAGCCGGAGCGTGACCCGAACTTCGGTCAGCGTCTCCTCACGATGTATAAGTACGCCGCTGTGACGGAGTTCGGTGACGAACTGCTTGGCGATGACTTCACCGGCGAGCTTCCCGCCGAGGTGACTGCCGCCGTCGGCGGGCAGGTCATCAACAAGATTAACGAGGACATCACCATCGACGGCACCGGGTCGAGCCAGCCGCTCGGCGCGTTCAACACCAACAACTCGGCGCTTCTCAAGGTCGTGCGTCAGACCGCGAACGAGTTCAAGGCGCGTGATGCCTTCCAGATGTATGAGCGTCACACCCACGGCCCGAACTCGGTGTGGATGATTTCCCGCCGCGTGCTGGCCCAGTTGTTCGCGATGCAGACCACGAACAACACGATGGTCACGTGGATTCCGAACCTCCGCGACAAGCCCCAGATGACCCTCCTCGGGCTTCCGGTCATTGTCACGGACCTCCTCCCGACGCTCGGGACCGAGGGCGATGTGGCGCTGGTGAACGGCGACTTCTACGCGATGGGCCTCCGTCAGGCTCTCACGGTCGAGTCCTCGATTCACTACAAGTTCGTGAACGACATCACCACGTACCGGTTCGTTGCTCGCGCCGGGGGCATCCCGCTCCCGACCTCGACCTATGCCTACGCGATTGACTCGTCGGGCAACAAGGTTGACGAGCATAGCCCGTTCGTCGTGCTGGACAACACGGCCTCTGCGTAAGCCGAGAGCCAAGCGGACAGTCTGTGCGGAGGGGGCCATCACCCCCTCCGCTTCGGCGCTTCCGTCAGCAGTTGAGGTGACCGTCCGTGTGAAGGCCCTGATTAACGGACAGGTATATGAGAAGGGCCAACAGATGATGCTCTCCACGGCACAAGCCGAGGAGCTATTTGCGGGAGGGGTGGTGGCGTCTCGGGAGCAGATTGACCGCGTGTGGGCGAGTGCAGGCCGGATACTGTCTCCGGGCCTTATCTCCTCGCACTACACGGCAACGCCCTACGACCCGTCCGCGCTCAAAGTCTTACAACTGACCGCCTACGACCCCGGCTCGGCGGTCTATCGCTACCACTCGGCGGCGAACACGGTGCCGGGCGTGGTGTCGGCACTCGTCCGCTACGGACATACGAACAAGCATTGCGACCTCCGCCAATGGGATACCGACATTGACTCGACCACCATCCAGTTGCTTTACGAGACAGCGGATGTGGTGCATAGCCATATGGACTACTGGGTCTTGCGGAACCAGCTTCGGCGGGGGACGCGGGACGGCCTGATGCAAGCCCTGACCTATCACGGCTCGGTCGACCCCGGCAATATGGCTGGCTCGGTCAAGGTCAACGACGGCGGGAACGATGACCGAATGGACGCCATCTGCTTCGGCGCCAGACCCTACCACCACCGCCTCGGCATCAAGCATTGGCTTCCTATCCCGATGCCGGTCGATGACTACCAGCAGATTGCAAAAGAAGAAGCCGTCAAGTCCAAGACGTTCCGCGTGGCGCACAGCCCGACGATGCGGCGCATCAAGGGGACGCAGGAGTTCCTTCGGGCCTGCGACTACCTCAAGATGCACGAAGGCATTGACATTGAGCCGGTGCTGATTGAGGGGATGGAACACGGCGCGGCCCTGCGGCTGAAGGCGTCCTGCGATGCGGTGTTCGATAGCTTTTGGTTGGGAATGCAGGGGTCGGGCTTGGAGGGCGGGGCGATGGGCAAAGCGGTCATTGCGGGCGACCCCAAGGCGCAGAACGATTTGGTGAAGCTCGGCATTCCGGTGCCGTGGACGGTGGCAAACGACGAAACCCAACTGAAGCAGGTCTTGGCGAAACTCGCGAAAGACCGTAGCTTCTATGCGGCAGAAGTTGAGCGGGTGCATCAGTACGTGCGGACCTACCACGACTACCCGGTGGTGGGGGCGAAGTACGCGGCAATCTTGACCGAGGCAAAGCGCAATGGCCCTCCCTACCGTAGCTGACCTAAAGACCTATCTACGCATTGAAAGCAACGCCGAGAATGCGTTGCTTCAGGCGTTACTCGACCGGGCAAAGGCGCAGATGGAAGTCTGGACCGATGTGCCGGTCACCGCTGTTAGCACGACGGCGGTGGACAGGGCGGATACGATTGACCCCCAGCCCTGCCTCTCGCTCATCTTTCCCCAGCGGCCTATTGGCACCACGGCGACCATCGTGGACTCCGAGGGCGTGACGGTCCCGGCGACCGACTACACTATCAATCAAGCCTCGGGCGTGATTTACGCCAATGCGGGCTACTCGTTCCCGTATGGCCCCTACACCATTACCACCAACTGCGGACTGTCTCTACGGGGCGATTACGCGAGAATAGAGCCGGTTCTGTCGCAATGCATCATCGACTTGGCGGCGGACCTCTATCAAAAGCGCACCCCAAATGCCGCCAATGAGACGGCGGCTGGTACCTCGATTAGCTGGGATGTCTCGCGGGATACGGCGGCTCGGGTGCTAAAGGTGCTTCGGACGTTTAAGCTCGCGGTGGCTGGCTGATGTACGTCGCTCCCGGCCTCCTTGATACCCGCCTCGCGTTCTACCGCCGTGACCAGAACGGCGGCGACGGGTTTGCCCGGTCGGTCTATGTCAAGACCGGCACCTTCTGGGGCCGACTCGACGTCACGGCCCAGCGGCAGAACATTGGCGGGGCGCCGATGTCGCACTCGGACATCCGCACCACGTTCACCGCGACCGTCGCGGAGTACGTCGAGGTGGACCCCTTCGGACTGGTCAAGCAGGAAGGCGACGAGACCCTGTATTACATCCGAGGTGTAGTCACGATGCGGGCCTTGCAGGGCCAGCGGATTGACCTCGAAGCCATCGACCCGTCCTCTTACAACACGTTCACGATTTACGACCCCGCTGAAGTGACCGATGGGGAGCATTTGCTTCTCGGCGCGACGGCGTTCTCCACGGCTTTTGATGAGGCGTTCGACTAATGGCAGAGACCCCGAAGGTTTTATCCGCGCTTCTCGCGCAACTCCCTGACAACACCACGGGCGATATTAGCGCCGAGGACATTCGGGACGCGGTGGTCAGCCTGTTCCCGAGCCGAGGACAGTTGGAATTGGCGTCCGGTGGGTCGGCGGCGACCACGTTTGCGGCCTCGAACACCTACGTCAAGATTGCGGGAACGACGGCGCTGGATACCTCGATTGACTCCACCTCGGTAAGCCAGCCGAGCAATGGCGTGTTGAAGATGCTGAAGAATGTCAATCAAGTCGTGCTGGCAAATGCTTCGCTTGAAGTGTTGCCCGCTTCCAATAACAAGCGGTACACGTTCACGTTCGCCAAGAACGGGACGGCGATTCCGGGGCTGGCGTTTACCGCGTTCTACGGCAACCTCTCCGGTAACCCGGTTGGCGTCTTTCTCTCGGGTTTAGTCCCGATGACGTACAACGACGAACTTTCGGTCGTGGTGAAGAATGATTCTGACACGACCAGTATTACCGCGTCGGTCTACACCGTGTCGCTCATCGGGTTTATCAAGTAATGGACGCCCGCCTCATCTGCGGTCAAGACGTTCGGCGGTCAGGCATCTGGCCCACGGACGAGGCACGGATTGAGGCGTTCATCCAGCGGTTCGGCGGCGTGCTAGAGGCGGCTCCGGTTGGCGACGCCGCCATTATGCTCCGCTGGACGCATAACGATTTAACGCGCACCGTCACGGGAATTACGGCGCGTGAGGCGTTGCGAAAGTTGCGGGTTGAGGTTGAGGCGTGAGCAGTTTTGACCGCATTCTGCTAGAGGATGGCGATGACATTCTCTTGGAAAGCGGAGCCTATCTTCGGTTAGAAATCGCGCCTGACAGCATCGCCTCAACCGTCGCAATCGCGGCAGAAGCCTATGGCGATGCGACCGTCGCCCAGCTACTGACCGCCGCACTAGACGGCGCGGCAGAAGCCTACGGCGACCTCATTGTCGTGCAGACGCTTTCTGGGTCGCTGACCGGCGACGCGGAAGCCTACGGTGACTTCGTAGTGGTGTCGGAGATTGTGATGACCGTCACAGCCGCAGGCGAAGCCTATGCGGACTTCGTGGCGGAGCAGGCGCTATTGGCGGCGGTTGATGGGCAGGCCGAGGCGTTTGGCGATGCCAGCGTCGACCAGTTGCTTGCCAGCGCGATTGACGGAAGCGCGGAAGCCTACGGGGACGCGGCGATTGACCAACTCCTTGCGGCAGACTTGACGGCCTCGGCAGAGGCATCTGGAGACCTCGCGGTCGTGCAGAGCCTTTTGGCGGACTTGGCGGCGACAGCGAAAGCCTCGCAGACGATGGCGGTGAGCCAGTTGCTTGAGGCCGCGTGGACCGCCTCGGCAGAAGCCTCTGGTGATGGGACGCTGGTGCCGACGGTTGTTGCCGCCTTGACCGGCACAGCAGAGGTAAGCGGTGCGGCGGCACTAGAGCAGTTGCTTGGCGCTGTCCTGACGGCAGGCGCCGAAGGCTTTGGTAACTTGGAAATCCGCGAAGCCATCTTTGCCACGCTGACGGGGAGTGCCGAGGCATCGCTGGCTGGCGTCGGGGTCCAGTTGCTTCCCGCGACGATGACCGCCTCGTCCCAAGCCTCTGCCGACAACTGGCAGATGAGCTATCAAGTGGTGTCGGTGCGCGGAATTGCTTATGATTATTCGGGGGTGTACGCGCCAGTCACCGATTGGTCGAGCGACTACGCAATGGTCGTGGAGCAGTCGAGGCCGTATGCCGCCGTGATGGATGGCTCGACCGACTATGCGTTCGTGGTGGAACAGTCACGCCCGTATAGTCCCGCGCAAGACTTCTCGCAGGGGTATCCGTAATGACGGTGACAAATACCAGCACGGTCTCCAAGACCATCCATCCGAACAACGCCTATCTGGTGCGGAGCAAGATTACGTTCTTCAACTCGAACACGAACCAGTTCGTGCCGTGGACCGGGTTGGCGAATGTGTCGGTAACGTTCTACGAGGACGCGCTTGGTACCCAGACCATCGCAGGGTTGAGCGGCTTGGGGATGAGCGAGATTGGCGCAACGGGCGTGTATTACGTTGTCGTACCAGCCGCCAACACCGCCATCCTCGGCACGACCTATAACGGCGACACGGTGTACCAGATTGTCACCGGCGGGACCAATAACGCTATCAAAGTCGTGACCCCGCTGGCGGTCACTCAACCGCGCTACGCGCAACCCGGAGCAGAGTAAATGGCAAAGTCAACTGGATGGACTAACGCGGTGCGGAACCTGATGGCGGACGCCATTGACGGCGAGTATAACGACGGCTACCTCCGCATCTATGACGGCACCCGCCCAGCCACGCCGTCGACGGCTGTGACAACGCAGGTGCTTTTGGCGGAGCTTCGGTTCCCGAACCCTGCCGCCGCGTCGGTCACCAACGGCGTCATCACCTTTGGCTCCATTTCGCCGGATACCTCCGCAAACGCGACGGGCGTGGCGTCGTGGGCGCGGTGCCTCAAGTCGGACGGCACCACGGCAATCTGCGACCTCAACGTCGGCACCTCGGACGCCAACATCATTGTGGCGACCACGGCGATTTCGGCTGGGGTGCAGGTGTCGGTGACCAGCGCGACGGTGACGGTTGCCGCGACTTCGGCTCTCTGATGACCGTTAAAGTCACGGACCTCTCGCCGCAGTTCTTGAAGCAGTATCGGGATGCCTCACGGATGGCACTCGATGCGGCGGCGGCATTGTACGAGGGGAACGTGAAGAAGCGGTTCTTCAAGGGCTACTACACCAGCCAAGCCTTCCGCTCGACGGCACAAATCGTCCAGCACGTGATGCGCGACGAGCCGACGTTTGGAGGCAATGGCTGGTATACGAAGGTCGGCGTCCCTGACGGGATTATGGCGAAGCCAAAGGGCAAGCGTGCTTCTGGAAAGCCAATAAGCGTCGGAATGATTGCATTGGCGTGGGAAGTCGGACACCACAACATCTTCCGGCGCAAGAACGGCGTCCCACAATGGTCGCAAGTTGCCATCTTTAAGCCGGTCGCCATTCAGTCGATGCAGGCGATGATTGATACCTACAACCGCGTCCTAAATCGCTATATGGAGCGCGGGAGGCCCGTCCGATGAGTAAGCCACGGTTCGCCACAAAGGGCGCGATTACCACGCCCTCGACGGCCTCGACGGTCCAGATTTACAGCACGCTCCGACGGGCCTTGCTGGACTACGTATCCTCGGACAATCAGACGCTCTCGCAGTTTATCGGGGACCGCATCTACGTTCGGGCGCAACCTGAACCGGCGCAGTTTCCGTACCTGACCTTGCTGATGGACCGGACAAGCCTGCCCGCGTTTAACGGTTACCGGGAGACGGCCTTGTTAGAGGTACAATGTATTGGCAAGCCGGAGAGCCAGTTGCCGCTTGTCGAGACGGCGATGGACATTGTAGACCAATGCCTGACGGCCTACTCGGACCCGTCCTCGGGCCTGATGGTCGGGCGGTCGCGGACGCGGCAGACCATCCCGCAGATGACCGACCCGGCGGACTCGTCGGTCGTAGGGGTGATTGGCACTTACGAGTTCTTCCTCTGGCCCCGTGTGTTAACCGTTCGAGCGAATTAGATTCCACCCCACCACCCTCCGTAGGATAGACCTATGACTGCACCGCTGACTGGCTACACCTCCTCACTCCCGAGCGATGTCCTGCTCGACTCTGGCGTCCTATACGTCGGACTGACTCCTAGCGTTGTGTTTGGCGCCTTTGCTGGGGGTCTTAAGTTCGACCCCGGCGTGACCTATCGCAATGCGGACTTCGACGGCAAACGGTCGCCTGTCAAGGGCCTCGACCGCGTGACGATGCGGATGCCGAAGATTTCCGGCACCTGCATCCAGCTTTCGACCACCAACGTCGCGCAGATTGAACCGGGTGCGGCAACTGCTGTGACGCAGGCGTGGACTGCTTCCACCTCTTATGCGCCGAAGGCCGCTGGTCAGTTGCTTGCCGCTGGTGACTATCTCTCGAACGTGCGCTTGGTCTTTCAGCGTGGCGGTGCGACCGCTTCTGTTGGGAGCTACGTTCAAGTGCGATTCCCTGATGCTCTCTGCACCAAGTATGACATCACCGGGCAGGACGGAGCGGAAATTGCCATCGCCATCGAAATCGAGGCGCGGCTTGACATTTCTGCGACCGGCTTCACAACGTCTGTCGGCACGGCGCCATTCCGCATCGAGTACCTCACGACTGTTGACCCTGACTAATCCCCAATGATTAACCTCGACGAGTTGGTGAACCCGGCACGCCTACCGCGTGTGACGCTGTTCGGACGAGAGATAGTGGTGCGCCCCTTGACTGGGGCGTCCGCGCATAAAATCGCCGCGCTGTCCACGCAGGATGGCGCTGGCGATGCGATGCTCGGCGCGTTGCTGGAAGTCGTGCGGTCCAGTTGCCCGGACCTGACCGACAAGGAAGTGGAGACCCTGACCGTGGACCAGATTGCCGCGCTCATTCAGTTGAGCCGCAATCAGGTGTCCGAGGTTGAGGCGATGCTTGCGGAGCGGTCGGAAAAAAACTGACCGAGGCGGCGGGGCAATCGACCGTCGCCGTGCCGTGGGACGCCGAGCAGTTTGTGCGGCGGGTGGTGGTGGAGGTGTCGCGGGACACGGGGCAACCCGTCCGCGTGGTAGCGGGGGAATCGTTCGCAATAACGCTTTGGATGTGGGCGGAGTTGCGGGCGATGGCGAAAGAAGCGACGGTCGAGCGGATGGGGGAGCGGACGGACTTGGCAGGGCAGGTTGCCATCGCGTTTCATCAGCCGCAAGACTTGCAGAAGATGGAGATGCGGTACTTGAAGGCGGCGGGGCAGTTGTCGCAGATGTTTGACCAGACGCGGGAGCGGCTGACGGCCCTGTCTCAACGGATGGCGAAAGCCGTCGTACAGGAGTAAGCAATGCGGGTCTTTTCCGTTGAGATGCTGGTCAAGGAGGAAGGCGCGGCAGTTGTCGAAGCCGCGCTTAAGCGTCTCAAGAAAGAGACGCAAGATGTCGCCGCCGAGTTTAAGAAAACAAGTGGAGCCGCAGGCGATTTTGGCAGACAGTCGCAGACGGCTGGCGGCAACGCGCAAATCGCTGGGGACCGAGCGGCAAAGGCCGCGATTGGCTTTGCGGCGGTCGGGCAGTCGATTGCGAGAACGGGGTCCGTTACTGCCGATGCTGGGACTCGTATCATTGAAGCTGGCTCGCAGATTGCGATGATGTTCGGTCCCGGCGGACTTGCTGTTGCCGCCCTGCTTGGCTTTGCCGCCGCCGCTGTCACTTCATTTGGCAAGGCTGGCAACGAAGCAAAGAAGATGGCAGAGGAATCGACTAAAGCTCTGCGCGAAATGGTGCTGTCCGGTGACATTACCAATATCGATAAGCAACTGCGTGATGTTCAGCAGGGTGTGCTTGACCTGACCACCGGTGAGTTTGTCGGTGGCTTGGATGATTTGCGCGAAAAGTATAAGGCACTCAATGAGCAAATTGCCGCAACCGTTATCACCGAAAAGGGTCGGCTCGTTGGCGGGCAGAATCAAGTTTATATCGCTTCGCAACAAGAGCAGGCATACAACAAGCTAGTGACTAGCGCGGCTGACCTGCGAAAGCAGATTCAGGGACTTGAAGCAGATGAAGCCAAACTGCTCAAGGCGCGTCAGCTTGCCGCTGGTTTTGTGAAGCCAGAAGGCACTAAAGCTGGCAAGTACGAACCATCGCTTTTTGAGGCGGCTCGAAGCAGTATTCTCAAGCAAAAGACGCAGTTCAAGATGCCGGAGCCAGAACTGCCTCCAATTTTGCCGACAGGCTTTCTTGATAAGGTCAAGGGAGAACTTGAGCAAACGGCGCTTGACCTTGAAACGCTTGGCGTAGATGCGATGCTTCCGGTCGGTGCTACGATTGGCGCTGGCTTGTCGCAAGGTTTGGCGCAAGGTATCGAAGGCGGCGTGCGCTCTGGTCTAGAGTCGGCGCTTGTGTCTGGCAATATCGGTAATGCGTTCAAGGCGATGGGCCAGTCCATCATTCAGTCAATGGCGAAAGCGATGGTGGATGTGGCACTCAAGGCTATCAATTTTGCCAAGATGCTTGCCAGCATACAGAAGTTTATGGCGGGCAATCCGCTCTTGGCGATTGCGGCGGCGACGGCCCTCTTGGTGCTGGCGCGAGCCGCTGGGGGCGGGGCTGGGACGGGCGAGATGACCGCTATCGGTGGGGCTGGCGGATTGACCTATGGCGCGGTTAGCGCGACTGGTACAAGCGCACCCACCCAACTCATCTTCGGACAGACCTCGGCAACCACAGCGGCTGGAATGACGCCTCGGCAGTCCATGAACGTCACGGTCATTGGACCGAATGACCCGTCGGCCCAGCGAGCGATTCAAGAGTTGATGACGAAGGCGGAAAGCCGTGGGAGGATTGGCTAATGGCAACAATTACGTTTACCGACGGCACCGGAGCCGCTACGCTCGATAACAGCACGACCGGCATCAGCACAGGCGTCGGCTCGCGCTTTGCGGACTGGACCCCGTTCCAGCGTCCGATTGGCCCTCGGGTTCCTGCGCTCGGCACCGGGCGTCCGTACCAGTTCCGCTTCCGCACCGACTTCGGCGCGAGCTTCACGATGACGGACATCCCGAACAGCAGTATGGCGACGATGCTCCGCTGTCAGGAATGGTTGCTTCGTGGCGAGTCCGTCACGGTCAACACCGGAGACGCGGCAAGCCGGAGCTATACGACCTGCTATTTAGCACCGGATGGCGATGTGACCATTACGTTGCAAGACAAGAATCTGCTTTTGTATTCGATGTCGTTCGTGCTGATTAATGGTGCTGTCTCGCCTTCCGCAATGCTCTGCATTTACGACTGATGCCAACACAAGCCTACCGCCTGACCATCAAGTCCGCTGACGGGCTGACCGACACGCTCGTTATTACCTCGCTCCGGGGTGGCACGAATCCCTACATCGCCTCTGTGCCAAACGGTGACGGGCAAGAAGTTGACCTGCTGACCGGGGCGGTTCGTACTGGTGCCTACGTGGTCGAGGTGGTCGATGTCGTGACGGGAACAGACACGACCGGCACCCTGCGTCTTGTTACTAGCCAAATATACGACGGCGTTGACCAGTTCTTGTTGCTAGAAAACGGCGACAAGATTCTGCTCGAAAATGGCGACCCGATTGAGCTAGAGGCAAACAACGCCGAGTTCGGGCGTCCGCACCTGCTCTCGCGCAAGGCGTTCTTGGAGATGTCCTCGGACAACGGCTCCAACTGGGATGTCTGGCAAGCGGGCTACCTGACAAGCGTGAGGCAAATCGACGCCATCCGGTATGCCTTTACCATCAGCAACACGCGGCGTGTTGAGCAGACCAAGCAAATTTTTACGTGGTCCTCTACGGCAGAGCGAAATGAGTTTCCGCAACGCGGGTGTGTGTTTGGTGGGCCAATTATCGACGGCTTCGGCGTCGGCGGGGACAAGACCATCGACTCTGGCGGTTGGGAGTTCAAGCTACTCGGAACAAGCGGTTCACTTGCCGCTCCCAAGCAGGGAGATGTTTTGGCGTTTACCTACGAGGCCGGATACTTCGCGCCAAGCTGGGAACGCAAAAAGGTGCCGGGACCGGGCCAAGCGACGAACTTCTATAACAACATCCTGCCGTACCGAGAACTGTTGCCCGGTGATAAGTCCCTGATTGGCAGTACGTTTGCTCCGCTAAACACGGCAGATGTGGTTCCAGCATATCCTCGCTTGGTGGCAGTTATAGAGAATGGCGCCGATACCTTCTACGGTTCCATTCGGATGTTATTCAGCAACGTTGGCAATCCGTTGCAACCGCCAGCGGGCGGAGCGCAGGTCGACCGGTGGCCTTTCCAGTCAGGCGGCGGAAGCTCGCGGTTGTTTGTAACGCTGGATGCCTACGACCCGGATGATGTGACTGCACCGTGGCCTGCCTTGCCAGCGGTCAATACCATCGTTCGGGTACGAGCGGTAGCAAGACAAGTCGATGCGACCTCTCCGCTCTATATTGACCTCCATCCAGTCGAGATTGCGAAGCGGCTCTATGACCTGATTAACGTGCCGGTTGACTCGCAATCGGTGCAGGACACCATTAACGCGATTGGCGCGAATACGCGAATTGCCTTGCGGCTAACCGAACCGCAGACGATGGCGACCTTCATTGAGTCGGCGCTGTTTGGTCCCTTCGGATTTGCCGCTCGCACCAATGCCGCCAACGAAATCGAGTTTTTTACGACTCGTCAGCTAGAGGCAACTCCGCCTACACTCACGATTGGCGATGCGGATATTGTCGGAGACAACCCCCCGCCTATCTTCGACCTTGACGAAGCAACAGTTGTTACGAGCTTTGTCGTGGAGCAAGAGACGTTCAGCCGATGGGCCGAGGTTGATGGCAACAACGAGACGCCTCCACCTGACGGCATTCGTGTTACCAAGCAAGCGGTTCAGATTGACAATGCCGACACTAGCACATTCTCGACGCGGGTAGTCGAGTATCGTGTGCCGGGGATGGTGCATAATGTGGCGAGCTTTGTGCCGACGTTGCAAGATTTTACAACGGGCATTGCGTTTGAAGGATTCAATCGCTTCGGGCGTGGTGCGCCGTCGATGGATGTGCAAGTCCTCCGTACCTCGGCGGCGGCGGCGGCACAAATTGGCGACTTGGTGTATCTCAACGCAGGGTACTACCCGAACAAGAACTATCGCATCGGGGAGTCTACGGTCGGGCCGCGTGTCGCGCAGATTGTTCGCCGCGATGAGCGTCCCGAGGGACCGATGTTCAAGATGGTGGATGCAGGCGTTTATAATCAGCCCGCCATTGCGCCAACCATCAGCATCGCTGGCAGTACGGCAGACCCGCGCCGAATTGCCCAGTTTACGATTACCAATGCCGCCACGCTGAATAACGCGGCAGATTTGTCGGTGGCAGTTGAGTGGGCGACGGGTGCCTCTGCGCCTGCGGCTGGCGAACACGGCGTGACTTTTACTCGCTTTGCCGCGCTTAACATTCCAACAGGTGCCGTGCAGTTGCCGCCCGTCACTCCCGGCACGACGGTATACGTTCGCGCACGGACGGAACAGGCCGGATTGTTTCCGAGCCTTTGGACTAACTGGCAAAGCGTCACGCTCTCTGCGTGGTCTGTTCCAGCCAATGTTACGGTAACGAATATTACCAATGCATCGGCAGTAGTATCGTGGGATTTAAGTGGAAATCTTACCGATACGGTAGATGTGTTTGTTGCGCCGGGGTCTGTTGCGCCTAGCAGTTGGCAATCGTATCGCATCAATTCGTTGTCGGCTGGTACCACTACGACCACGTTAAGCAATCTGACTGCTTCAACGGCATACATCGTTGGCGTGGCGTTCCGCGATATTGTTGGTGATACCAGCGGTACTGTTGAAACCGAAATCTTTACCACGGCATCTGGGACAACGGGAACGGCTGACCGTCCGGCTGGGTTTGCAATTATTGCTGGTGTTGACGATGCCAGTCTGCCACAAGGCGTGACAATGGGTTTGTGGACCGCGCAGGGAGCGGACCAGATTGTCATTGAGCGAGCTAATAACCTCACAGGCCCAGACCGTCCAGACACTTATAGCGAATTGGTCGTTGTCTCTGCTAACACGACAGTTTATGTGGACCAGTTGCCCCAAAACGGTGCAAAATATTGGTATCGCATCAAGCATCGCACGGCAGGCAAGGCAGACTCTGAAGTCATCCCGCGTTATGGCACGTTGTCGGGAGCGACCTACTCTGGTCTGATGGCGGTAGCAACTGGCATTCCCGCCACAGTTGAGCGTCCGTCTGGCACCGAGGCGGTACTGACGCCACAGAGTTCGTGGGAGTATTGGACGCCGCCCACGCCCCTGTTCAATGGGCTAGTAATTCAGATTTACCGGGAGGATGTGCAGAACCGCGCCTTCTTCTTCCAGTATCGGTATCGCACGCGCACCGGCAGTACCTATAGCGCGTGGACAGAAACGTTTTGGAATAACGAATACTACGCCGCCTCACCAACGGCGCCGTACTATATGAAGGCCGACTCGATTGACGATACGCTGGTATATCAAATTGAGTGGCGTATCTATGGCGCGGACAATGATGGCAACATCGGCTACATCCGTGAAGGCACGACGGAGTATCCGCAGAACTACGGCGTCAACAACGCCATCATCAAGGTGCAGAAGCAGGGCTACAATAGTGGCTCTGGCAAGTATGAGGTCTGGTGGCGGTTCTTCTTCCAGCGTGGCAACAACACGCTCGACGAGGATGGCGATGATATTCTCGCGCAGTCCTTTACCACGCAGGTCGTTGCCGCGTCGGTCAAGAACCAGAGCGGCACCACAGCGACGAACGTTGCGACGGCTGGCACCAAAACGGTTGACGGCTGGAAGGCTACGTGGGATAGCACGGCGTCAGACGTCTGGACATATGAGATTAGCGTAGAAACGGAGTTGCCGCAGGACACCTATCTAGTCCAGCAGAACACCGACGAAGCGGATTCTCCATTTGTTGCGCCGACGTTTGGGCAGACGTTCGTGGGACCGGGAGCATCTGCGGGCGCTACGGGACCGACTGGTCCTGCTGGGCCAACGGGTCCGACCGGGGCAACAGGCCCGACGGGAGAAACTGGACCGACCGGACCAACCGGTGTGACTGGTGTTACCGGACCAACCGGACCAACTGGACCGACAGGAGCAACCGGCGCCACGGGTCCGCGTGGCTTGGATTGGCAGGGCGCGTGGAACAGCGGACAGACGTATCTCGTCGATGAGGCGGTGTCGTATCTCGGCTCGTCGTGGATATGCATTCAGATGCACTCAAATCAGCCTCCGGCTGTTCCGTCGAGCTATTGGGACTTGCTTGCCGAGGTCGGCGCGACTGGTGCGACTGGTTTGATTGGAGCAACCGGCGAAACTGGCCCGACTGGACCGAGCGGTGAGACTGGACCCTCTGGTCCAACTGGTCCTAATGGATTGACTGGAGCGACGGGTCCGACTGGACCACAAGGCGACCCCGGATTGCCGGGGCCTGCGGGTCCGACCGGAGAGACTGGTCCGACAGGGCCAACCGGCGCACAGGGCAACATCGGCGCGACCGGTCCAGTTGGTCCGACTGGCGCGACAGGACCAACCGGCGCCACAGGTGTGACGGGACCGACTGGTCCGACAGGTCCGGTCAACGCGACTATTTCGACCAACGCGCCGTCTGGGTCTGGCACCACGGGGCAACTTTGGGCGCAGGTGGCGTAAGCGATGCCGATGTATTGGTGGGCCAACGCCTACAGCGTGTTGCTGAAGGAGGATGGCGACAAGATTCTGCAAGAGGACGGCTCGGCCTTTATCACCGAAGGCAGTACCGTCGGCGCAAGCTGGCGGCTGACCAACGACCTGTCCGTCTGGGATGGGTCGTGGAAGAACGTCTTGAACTGCTGGATTTACGACGGCTCGGTGTGGAAGGTCTGCTACATCGACAACGCGATGAGCTTGGATGACTTCGACATCTTGGATGCCGGTGGCGGCACGCTCGTCATTTCGTGGGCGTACACCGGAACCCGTCCGCAGGATTGGCGCATCTATCTTGACAAGTCCACCGATAGCGGGGCAACGTACACAAACGTTGCAGACTACGATGTGACGGTCAGCCCGCAAAACTATAGCGGCAGTAACTCGGACTACTATCGGTTGCGGCTGGTCTTTGCCACCGATACGGCGTATCAAGCGACCGGTTCACCGAAGCTCCTTCAGCCACCCTATCCTACTTAACTGTGCGACTGCATCTGCTTGGTGTCCCTCACACCATCACGCATCCTCGCTTTTCACACGACGCTTTCACGAACAAAGTTCGCTACTTTGGGCCGATGATGCGTGGCCTCGGCTATGAGGTCGTGCATTACGGCATCGAAAGGTCGCAGAGCGGTGCCACGGAAGATGTGGCGCTAATGACCGAGGACGAGTTCTACGACCTGCTCGGGCATCGGCTAGAGGACAAACAGCGGATGCACGTGGCGGATGCCCGCACGGACTCGGTGCTGTATCGCACCTTTAATGCACGGCTTCGGGAACAGCTTGCCAAGCACGTGCGGAAGGGCGATGTCGTGCTACATTCGCTCGGCACAGGGCATCAGGGGTCTATTGGCAGTCACGACGGCGTAGACTGCGAGCTTGGCATCGGCTATCCACAGAGCTACTTGCCGTTCCGTATTTTCGAAACGGCGATGTGGATGCACTATCACCAAGCCAAGTTTGGGCGTGGCGTGACGGCCTACGAGTGGGTGATTCCTCCCTACTTCGAGGCCGACGAGTGGCCCATTACCACCAAGCCTAGCACCCCGGCCTATTGCGCGTTCCTCGGGCGTATCTCCGAGACGAAGGGTTGTCATCTCATCGTGCAGATTGCGAAGCGGATGCCCGAGATGCGCTTCGTGTTGTGCGGACAGGGCGACCCGACGCCGTTCTTGGTGGCGCCGAACATCGAATACAAGGAACCGATTCACGGCGCGGAGCGAGCCGCCTATCTTGGCAACGCGGTGGCCTGTCTCTACCCGAGCCAGTATGCCGAGCCGGGTGGGGCGTCGGCGCTTGAGGCCATTCTCTGCGGGACGCCGGTGATTACGCCGAGCTATGGATGCTTTCTGGAAACCGTCACGCACGGCGTCACGGGCTGGCATTGCCGCGTGCTAAATGACTGGGTTGAGGCCATCCGTCGGGCGCCATTGATGAATCGCACGGCAATCGGCATCGAGGCGCGGCGACGGTTTAGCCTGCCCGCCGTGGCGCCGCTCTACGCGGACGCGATGGAGATGTTGCACGGCTTGGCGATGGGCCGCGACTGGTACACTTATCCCGCGAGAATCTGATGCGCCTGCACTTGCTTGGCATCCCGCACACGGTCACCACGAAAGACTTCGCGCATTGTGCCTTTACGCAGAAGGTCTACAAGTTCTCGCGGATGATGGTCCCGCTCGGCTACGAGGTCATCCACTACGGCGTCGAGGGGTCGGACTCTGGGGCGTCCGAGGATGTGGTGCTAATGGGGCAGGAGGAACACCAGCGGCTCCTCGGGCATCCGTACAACCACGACCCGGCGGCGTTCTACGGCAATGACGCGCAGGCCGACTCCGAGGTGTATCGGCAATGGAACCTCTACGCCCGCGACGAACTGAAGGCACGGGTCGAGCCGGGTGACTGCATCCTGCTTCCATTCGGTCACGCCCACGCGCCAGCCATCCGCGACCTGCCGAACCTCAAGGCGGGGGCGTCGGCGGTCGAGTCGGGCATCGGCTACTTCGACACGCTCCTGCCGTGGCGCATCTACGAGTCCGAGGCGGTCAGGCACGGGTGTATGGCAAAGGAGGGTCGGGCTGGCGTCCACAGCAGTAGCTCACGGCTAGAGTTTGTGGTGCCGAACTCGTATGACTGCGACGAGTGGCCCGAGGGACCGGGCGGCGAGGCGGTTGTATTTTTGGGACGGCTGACCGAAGGCAAGGGCGTGCCGCTCATTCTTGAACTCGCACGGCTCCGACCTGATGTGCCGTTCATCTTGGCGGGGCAAGGCGACCTTACCCAATTCGGGGACATTCCTACCAACGTTGAGTATGTCGGCCCGCTTAACGCAGAGCGGGCGGCGTACTTGGGTAATGCTAGAGCAATCATTGCCCCATCGCATTACATCGAGCCGTTCTGCGGCGTGGTGGTCGAAGCGGCCCTCTGCGGCACTCCGGCGATTACGTCGAGCTTCGGGGCGTTCACGGAGACCGTCGCGCAGGACCGGACGGGGTTCCGGTGCCAGACCATCCGGCAGTACCTTGACGCGATTGATGCGGTGGCGGCACTCAATCGCAAGGACGTTCGCGCCAGAGCCAGACGGCTGTATGGCTTGCGCTCGGTGGGGCGGGCGTACGATGCGGCGTTCCGCGTCATTGCGGAGCGGACAAAGGCTGGCGCATTTCCGTCAACCGGTTGGAATAGTTGACGATGCCTGCCAACGCCGATAACTTTCCCGTTATGCAAACCTCTCCGGTCGCCTCCCTGATTGCCGCTGTCGCCACCGCTGGTGGGGCGGCGGTCACGCAGGTCGAGACGGCGGGGACTGGCTCACCGTATGCGGTCATCTTTATCAACCTTATCGTCACGCTCGTCGTGTCGGTGGCGGTGCTAAAGTTCTGGATGCAACGGCTTGACCAGATGCAAGAGACGATGCGGCGGGAGATGCGTGAGGACTTACGCGAGATTTATGGCCTGATGCGGGATACGTCAGAGCGGGTCGCCACCCTCGAAGGCGTCATCAAGCGGTAATGCTCACCAAACTTGGTGGTCGGAAGTTTGCCCTGTCGCTCATAGGCGTCGGGGCGATTTGTTTTCTGGCGATGCTGGGCAAAGATGTCGCGGCGTTTGGGTCTATCGCACTTATCGTGACGGCCTACAGCGGAGCCAACGGGTATATCGAGGGGCGCTATGCCTCGCATCGACAGTCCGAATCACAGTAGTCGGCCCAACGAGGCGCGGCCTCGGGTCATCGTCCTGCACGCGACCGGCCCCGGCGCCCTGCGGGGTATTCTGGACTGGCTCAAGACGCCAGCCAGCAAGGTCAGCTACCACGGACTCATTGCCTCCGACGGCACGTACTACAGCCTCGTCAGCCCCGAGCGGGCCGCGTGGCACGCCGGGGTCTCGGAGTGGGGCGGCGTCAAGAACATCAACGGCATCTCGCTTGGACTGGCCTTTGTCAATCCGAATGACGGTGTGACGCCATTGACACCCCAGCAAATCGCCATTGCCAAAGCGGTCATCCAGTATTGGCGGCAGAACTATCCCATCGAGGCTGTCACGACTCACGCCGCTGTCGCAACGCCAAAGGGCCGCAAAACGGACCCAGAACAGGCGCCGAACTTTCGGCTGGCGGACTTTGCGTGACAGATGACCGACTCTTTACTCTTGCGCTGGTCGCTATTGCCGTCGGGCTACTCTTACTCCCCTCGGGCAAGGAAACCGCGTCAGACGCCCGTATAGCGCAACTGGAGGCCACCGTGGAGGACTTGCAGACCCAGCTAGACAATGCGCGGCGGAAGTCCGATGCCGCCGCCAAGCAGGTGCAGGTCCGTCGGAATGCCATCAAGACGCCCGACTTTCGGCTGTCCGTGGACTCTGCAATGGCGCTGGCGGTTGATAGCTCCGCGACCATCAAGCAACTGCGGGTCGCGCTTGTCAAAACGGTAGAGGAGGCCGAGGCGTATCAACGACAGGTCTTGCGTTATCAAGAGGCTGTTGACAGTTTGTTGATAGCGCACGTGCAAGAGCGGCAAGCGGTTACCGTGCAGATTGACACGTTGACCGCGTTGGCGCAGGCGCGTGGGCCGATGCGGTGTGCCATCTGGGGTGTGCCGTGTCCCAACCGAACGACCGCGTTTCTGTTAGGCGTGGGGTCGGCCCTTCTCTTGGCAGTCGCGGTGGCATTCTAGGAGATGCCCACGATGCCAAACTGCGTCCGTGTGATTTGCCCCGACTGTGGTGGGACTTCGACCGACTCGCACTTCCCGGCCTGTGGCTGGTGTATGGATGGCGGGTTCGTCGATGTGGACCGCAACACCGACGGCTCCGTTCCACTCCTTCACCCGGATGGACGGATGGTTCATCTTTGGTCTCCCCCCACCTCGCCGTTCGATGCCATTACGCCACGACCATATCGCGTGGTCTAAACAAGAACTGGCTCGCTGTGCCTCGTTGACGGCGCAGGGGTTAAGTGCGGAGGACGCGGCGAAGCGCCTCAACGCCGAGTTCCACGACGGCAACTCCGTTAGGCGAGAAGCGTCAATCAAGATGGTGCGGCAGAAGCACGGCTGGAAGGTCGGGCCGAAGCCAAAGGCTCCTCTGCCTGATGTGCCGGGGAAGGAGACGGAGCAGGAGGTTCAGCACTCCGCAAGCGAGGCTGGCATTGAGGCCAGAGCCAACGGCAAGCGCATTAAGACGGTCGAGGACTTGCTCGCGCATATCGGCGCCGACCTCACGAAGTTTGAGGTGTCCGAGAGTCAGGCGACCAAGTACGAGGTGGCGACCAAAGACCCCGCGACGGGCAAGGTTAGCACGACCGAACTGCACCGCGTGTTCGTCAAGCTGAAGCCAAAGGCCGGGCCGAACGTGCTAGAGGCGGTCGAGGCGATGATTGCCGGAGCGTATAGCAAACGCAATACACCCATAACGCGCCGCGTTACGAAAGTCACAGGCGAGACGCTTCAGGCCCTTGTGCTGGCAGACCCGCACATTGGCAAGTATGCGTGGGGGAAGGAGACGGGCTGGGAGGACTACGACATCTCCATCGCCACGCGGCTTATCCGCGAGTCTGTTGCAGAACTGCTCGACACGAAGCAACCCGCTGGCAAGCTCGCCCTCTGGTGCTTGGGCGACCTCCTGCACTACGACACGCCCCACGGCACCACGACCAAAGGCACCCCGCTCGACCGCGACGGGCGAGTCGAGAAGATGTTAGAGGAGGCCGTAGCGACCTTGTGCGATGTCATATCTGATATGGCCCAGCGGACCACAACCGAGGTCGTGCTGGTTCCCGGCAATCACGATGCGGTGATGACCGTGGCGCTTCGGCAAATCCTCTCGGCGGAGTTTCGAGGCCACCCGAATGTCACCATAAACACCACCAATACCACCCGAAAGTATGTGACGCACGGACGTTGCCTCATCGGTTTGACGCACGGCGACAAGGCGCAGAAGCATCTTGGGGAATTGATGGCGCTTGAGGCCCGTCAACATTGGGGCGAGACCCTACTGCGTGAGGTACATCACGGACACCGGCACTCCGAAGCGGCGGTCACCACGGTCGGCGGCGTGACGATTCGTCAACACCCGGCCCTCTGCCCGCCTGACGGTTGGCATGCGTCCGAGGGTTACGTTGGCGCACCGCGAGCGATGGACTCTTACACCTACCACGCGGACGGCTATCTTGTAGGTATGACGCGAGCCACGGTGAAACCCTGATGGACCGGCCTGTCTGCCGCGATTGGTCGCCCATCCCCTGCCCAGAGCGGAAGGCGGCTCGGGACCGGGGCGAGATTGGCTACCTCTGGGGGCTAGGCTGGGTCTGGTGGAAGTCAAAGGACGTACTTACACCGTGGGTACGCTGTCCGTGGTGCGACGGGTTGTTGCCGTCGATGGAGAAGATTGTGCGGAACGGAATCCTGTATGGGTGGCCCGATGGCGAGGCGTAAGACGAACCCGTTCACCAATCGTAAGGCCACCGTCTCCGTCCACCGGAACGGCCTGTCCATTGAGATTGCGGACGTTGCCGCGACGGACTCCGGGGCGGTTGCCAAAGAACTGCTTGATATGGTCAGAACCTTGATTCAGGCCGGGTACGAAGAACTCATCGTCGATGCCGGTTCTCTGCACGGCGGCGGGTTTGAGACGCCGGACGAGGAGGGGATTGAGGACTGGGTGATGCCGCCCGAAGCCAAGCGACGGCGCATCGGCTTCACGGCTTGACGTAGCCAGAGATAGCATTAGATTGGTTTTTACGTAGTTCGTGGCTACGTATTGCAGTTACAAGAGAACCGCCCCGGCAAGTACCCCCTCGGACGCGCATAGAGAAGCGCAGTCCGCCACGAAGGGAGGGAACGTCGGGGTCTCTTGTTTGCAGGCGTATGGCAGTCATCGTACTCAACAACGGCGAGATGACGGTAGCGGCGACCCTTGCCACGTTACGGCAGGGCGTGAACCGGGAAGTGGGGATTGCGAATCAGAAGGCTGGAAAGCAAGACCCGATTACGACGGAGTTAGTTGGGCTGTACGCGGAGTTGGCCTTCTCGCGCTGGGCCAATGTCGCGGCGGACCTGTCGACGCACCTCCGCCGAGGCAGTTATGACGCGACCTACTTGGGCTACACGGTCGACGTCAAAGGCACGCGGAGCAAGACCAGCCCGCTCTACCTCGACACCCGGCCTGACAAACGCCCCGACATCTACGTGCTGGTGCAGGTCGAGTACGCCACCTGCACGTTGGTCGGCTGGATATTCCGCGAACAGGTCTGCGAGGTCACGGGCGAGTTAGAGCCGAAGGTAGTGGAGCGGGCCGACCTGTACGCGATGGAGGCGCTGATAAACCTGTAACGCAGGGACAGCGGGCCTTCTCTCGGTCTCCCGCTGGATAGCCGTACGGACGGCTACCGACCAATCCTGACCGTGCCTGTCGCACCCAATCACAACAAATCCACGCTCTGCCTGCCTGCAACGTGGTCGGTCGTTTTGGGAAGTCGATGGGGAGCTACACGGGGTGACAACGGCCCCGCAGGTTTCCGGTCGAAGGGGTTCTACCTGTGCCGGGGTAGACACGCAGACCGCCCCACCGTTGGCCTTCCGCTCACCGCCCTGCCTTACCCGCCTAACGACCGGGAATGGCCCCGGCATATCCAGTTGCTCAAACTCTAGCATTTCGCTATATATCAAACGCAAGCTCCCCGTTCTCCGTGTCGGGGGATACTGAAGATTCGGGACTTGCCAAACCCGTCCGCCCTGACCGGCTGGCGGGTTTGTTTTTGGCGCCTATTGACAGATTCCAGCCTTTGGCATTACTCTATTGGCACCCCCCTCACACGGAGACCCTATGGAAACGGTCGGTTGCCCCACGTGCGGTTTGCCAATGCAGGTGAGCGTCTACTACTCGCCGCCTGAACCGTCGGTCGGTTTGTCGCATGACTACGAGGTCACCATCGAGGACGCCGAGTGCGACCACGACCTCACGCAGAAGCAAGAAGAAGAACTCTTTGACGAACTTTGGGACCGGGCGCAGGAAGCCAAAGCCTCGCACTACGAGGATGACCGCTACGCCCGAGGCTACGATGACCTCTGACCGAGCCAACATCATCATCGCGCAGGTCGAAGGCTTTCGCCAACGGTTGCACGACCTGCAACGGGAGATGGACCCGCTCGTTGACCAGTATGAGAATCTCAAGTCGATTCACAACCGGGACGATGAGCGGTTGCACGATGCGCTGGCGATGGTCTGGAACGCATGGTGGGACATCAGCGATACGGTAGGATACCTTCGGGCGGCACAACGCCGCCTCCGCGACGAGGACGGCATCCTCGCAGACGCAGAGTAGGAGAGGCAGACTATGGCGATTCTCAAGTTGCAAAACGAAGGCGACTCGCACACGATGACCGTGACCGAGTGCAAGACCGTGACCGGAAACTACGGCGAGCAGGTGCTGTTCTCCGACGGCACGGACGCGCTGTACCTCCCCAAGCAGTCGGCTGACCGTCAACTTGACCGGCTCGGGTTGGACGAGTCGAGCGTGGTGGGGATGAACCTGACGTTCAGCCGCGACCCGAACCCCAAGAAGGGCGCAAAGCCGTACTGGGGCATTAGCTACGCCGGGACCGAACCCGCCCAGCCCAAGCCGACGGCTCGCGTGGTTCCACAGGCGGTACCAGCTACCCCCGGTGGCGTCCAGCCGCGTCGAGATGCGATTCTGGCACAGTATCTTATGCTCTGGGATACGGTCGCTGGACACTTTCAGGTGGTGTGCGACAACCGCAACATCACGCTGGATGCGGCGGCGATTCAATCTGCGGCGGCGACCATCTGGATTAGCTGGAAGGACAAGGGCATACAGCCCGACGGCCTTGACGCGAAGCCGGTCGACAAGGCTCCCGAGGTCAAGATGCCACCGGCCTCGGGCAAGCGGTTGGCTCCGCCTGACTTTAGTAAGATTCCGCCGCCGGATGACAACGATATGGACGATTCGCTCCCGTTCTGACCGATGAAGCGCATCCGAGCGGACCACGAATGGTACGAACTCCGAGGGGCGCGGGTTCGCGTCTCTCGGGAAGTTCGGGACTGCGATATGCAAGACCACGATGGCGATTGGCGTGGGGCTATTCAGGCCGGTGATATCTATGCGTGGATGTCGCACGGTCTCAACGTCTGCGCCCAACATTTTGACGCGGGGGATGTTATCGATGGATGACACGCTTGATATGTTCGCCGCCATCGAAGCGAGAGATGCGGCAATTATGGAGGCCGATAGCGCCGTCAAGCGCGGCATCGGCGGAGACGAGTTGATTGGTCGTATTACCGACCGCATCGTCAAGACGTATTTGGCGGGCGAGACGTTCTCGGTGGACGATGTAGGACTGATGCTGGACGAGGCGGGCGTGCCGAAGGATGCGGAGACCCGTCGCCGGATTGCTGGCACCATCATTAACCGAGGCAAGGACAGGCTCTGGCAACACGCTGGCTATACGAACAGCAAAGACCCACGCCGCAACGCTCGGCCTGTCGCGCTTTGGCGGCGGCTGTCGATACACGACCCGATGCGCGGCGTCCCCCAACCCGCCCGATTGGGCCGGAGTGCGATATGATTGACGATTCACGAAACCTTAACGCCATGACGGTCGAGCCGTCTGGCATTATCTACATCTATGTGGGCGAAGGCGCCAATCGGACGCGCCTACAGCGCGAGAAGTGGGAAGGCCACGTCTGGGGATGGACAGCAACGACAGACTTGATTCCGGGCATGGGGCGTGGCGCGGTGTTCGGAAGCTGGCACGAGATGATGGCGTATGTGTTCCAGCGGCAAGCCCTCACGCCAGCCGAGTATCAGGCGGCGTATAAGATGCGGGAGGCAGAATGACCAAGCCTGAACGCGATGAGCAGGAGCGTTGCGAGAACGTCCCTATCGTGACGCTCGACCAGTACCGAGGCAACCGCATCATCCACCGCTTCTTCCCAGTCCACTACGCTCGCGTTATGCTAGCGCGTGACGTTGCCAACAAGTATCCGAAGGTGGCGCTCAATGGCTGACCCGATGATGTTCCACTATCGCGGCGTATCGGTGCATCAGAACAGCTACGTTGCCGATGTGTTTCGGGCGCTGTTTCGCACGTTCAAGCCAGTCAAGGTGCTAGAGATTGGCACGGCAGATGGCGGGCTGACCATCCTCCTCCGCGACCTACTCGACGAAGCGAGACTCAAGGCGACGGACTTGTGGACCTGCGACCCATCCGTGCGAGAGCGGCCCCACTTGGTGCATCCGGCATAATGTA